AAAATATAAAGATGAATTATCTATTAATGGTGATTTGTCTTATCTTAATTTAGACTGGAAGCCAGTTCCTATATTGTCTAAATTTGTAGATATAGTAGTTAATGGTATATCACAAAGAGCTTATGAAATAAAAGCATATGCGCAAGATCCTAGCTCCATTAAAAAAAGAACTTCTTACGCTTCTAAGATATATGAAGATATGCTTGCTAAAGATTATATAGAAAATATAAAGCAAGTTCTTGGTATTGATTTATATCAAACACCAAATCCTGATTTGATACCAGAAACTCAAGAAGAGCTTGAACTTCACATGCAGCTTAGTTATAAGCAGTCAGTAGAAATAGCAGAAGAAGAAGCTATAACAACTGTTTTTGCTCAAAACAAATATGATCTTATCCGTAGAAGATTAAATATGGATTTAACCGTATGCGGTATTGCTGCTAGTAAAACAAGTTTTAATACCGCAAATGGTATTACTGTTGATTATGTAGATCCTGCCTACATGGTATATTCATACACAGAAGATCCTAATTTTCAAGACATATATTATGTAGGCGAAGTTAAGTCTGTAACAATACCAGAACTTAAAAAAGAATTTCCACATATATCTAACGAAGAACTTGAGCGTATACAGAAAATGCCTGGAAACAGGCAATATGTTACTGGTTATAACGGTTATGATGAAAACACTGTTCAGATTATGTACTTTGATTATAAGACATATCATAATCAGGTGTTTAAAATAAAACAAACTGACCAAGGGTTGTTAAAGGCTATTGAAAAGCCAGATACATTCAATCCTCCAGAAAATGATAATTTTGAAAGAGTTTCAAGATCTATAGAGGTTTTATACACCGGGGCTAAAGTCCTAGGCACAGACACTATGCTTAAGTGGGAATTAGCAGAAAACATGTCAAGACCTTATGCTGATACTACTAAAGTAGAAATGAATTATGCTATATGTGCGCCAAGAATGTACAAAGGAAGAATTGATTCTTTAGTTAGTAAATGCATTGGCTTTGCTGATATGATACAATTAACCCATTTAAAACTTCAACAAGTTTTATCTAGAATAGTGCCTGATGGTGTTTATTTAGACATGGACGGCTTAGCAGAAGTAGACTTAGGTAATGGAACAAACTATAATCCAGCTGAGGCTTTAAATATGTATTTTCAAACAGGTTCTATAGTTGGTAGATCCCTCACTCAAGACGGTGAAGTAAATAGAGGAAAAGTACCTATACAAGAATTACAAAGTAGCAACGGCGGCGCTAAAATATCTAGTTTAATTAATACTTATCAGTATTACTTACAAATGATACGTGATGTAACAGGTTTAAATGAAGCTAGAGATGGTAGTTTACCAGATAGAAACACTCTTATAGGACTGCAGAAGTTAGCAGCTAGCGCTTCTAACACAGCTACTAAACATATCAATCAGTCTAGTCTTTATATAACTCTTAAAATAGCAGAAAATATTTCACTAAAAATAGCAGATGCTTTAGAATTTCCTTTAACAGCTGAGTCTCTTAAAAACTCAATATCATCTTTTAACGTAAAAACTTTAGAGCAAATAGAGAGTTTAAATCTACACGATTTTGGTATATTTTTAGAACTAGAGCCTGATGAAGAAGAACAGGCAAAGCTAGAGCAAAACATACAAATTGCATTGCAAAATAATGGTATTGATTTAGATGATGCTATTGATGTGAGACAAATAAAAAATCTTAAACTTGCTAACCAGATGCTTAAAATAAAACGTAAGCGTAAGCAAAAGCAAGACATGGAGATTCAACAGTCTAATATACAAGCTCAAGCGGCTGCTCAAGCTGAAACCGCTGAGAAAACAGCTATGGCTGAAGTTCAGAAACAAGAAGCTATAAGCGGTTCTAAGGTACAATACGAGCAAGCTAGAACTCAAATGGAAATTCAAAAAATGGAAATACAGTCTAAGCTTGATCAACAAAAAATGCAAATGCAGCATCAGTTTGACATGCAATTAAAGCAAATTGAAACTCAAATGCAAACGCAAAAAGAAAATCAAAAAGAAGATAGAAAAGACAAGCGTATAAAAATGGAAGGTACGCAACAGAGCGAAATGATAAGCCAAAGAAATAATGATGGTTTACCAATTAACTTTGAAAACCAGTCAGAAGCTGGTATGAACGCATTTATGTAAATGTTTATTTAATTATTTAATTATATTATATTATGTCAGAAGTAAAAACAAATGAACCTGTTAAGCAGGAAGGTGAGTTTAAATTAAAAACAAAAAAGAAAACACCTAAAAAATTAAACGAAACTAAGGACAATGTAACTAAAGTTAACGTAAATCCTAAAGAACCTTTGGTTGAATTAGAGCCAGAGGTTAAAAAAGTAATAATTCCAAAACAAGAAGACGATGCCATTCAAATCGGAGAAACAAAGAAGGTATCTGTGGAAGAACCATCCGGAGATAGCACAACGGTGGGAGAACCTGTACAAGAGTCCAACGAGACTACTGAAGGGTTTTCTCCGATCCAAGAAGTAACTGAAGCTGAAGTTAAACAAGTTGAAGCAGAAGTCAAAGAAGCTATAAGAGATGAAAAAGTATTAGGCAAACCATTGCCAGAGAATATTGAAAAGCTAGTTGCCTTTATGGAAGAAACTGGTGGGACAATAGAAGATTATACTCGTTTAAATGCTGATTATAGCAATGTAGACGATAAAACTCTTTTGAAAGAATATTATAAAAATAATAAACCTTACTTAGATAATTCAGATGTTGAGCTTCTATTAGAAGATTTTGACTATGATGAAGACATCGATGAAGAAAGAGATATACGCAAAAAGAAACTTGCGTTTAAAGAAGAAGTTGCAAAAGCCAAAAGCTTTTTAGAGGAAACCAAGAGTAAATATTACGACGAGATCAAGTTGAGACCGGGCGTTACTCAAGAACAACAAAAAGCTATGGACTTTTTCAATAGATATAACAAGGAGCAAGAACAAGCTGAGCAACAGCATCAAGCGTTTAAAGATAATACAAAAAAGCTTTTTAGCAATGATTTCAAAGGTTTTGATATCAGTGTTGGTGAAAAGAAATATAAGTATAATATTCAAAACAAAGATAAAGTTGCAGAAAATCAGTCTAATATAACAAACCTCGTTGGGAAGTTCCTAGACGAATCTGGTAATGTTAAAGATGTTAATGGTTATCACAAGGCTATGTATGCTGCTGAAAATGTAGATAAGATTGCCTCTCATTTTTATGAGCAAGGAAAAGCTGACGCTGTAAAAGACGTTGTAAACAAATCAAAAAACCTTACTGACACTAAAGCTAGGACTAGTCAAGGTGATGTGTTTATTGGTGGCTTTAAAGTTAAAGCTATTTCAGGTGCTGATTCTACAAAACTTAAAATAAAAACTAAAAAATTTAACTAATAAAAACTTAAAATTATGAGTTTAACTCCTCAATTTGGTAAAATTATTCCATCTCAAACACAAGAGTTATTGAATAGTAATTACCTAACATTTAACGAAGGTGGTGCGGCTGGACCAGGAAATGGTGGCGATTCTTTCGCGCAACAGTACTTACCTGAAATTTATGAACAAGAAGTAGAGCGTTATGGAAACAGAACGTTATCTGGATTCTTAAGAATGGTTGGCGCTGAAATGCCAATGACATCTGATCAAGTTATTTGGTCTGAACAAAATAGATTACACATTGCATATGATGGTTGTTCGGCTACAGCTGGTGGCGCTGGCGTGGCTCCTGCTAATGGTAACGTTGTTACTATTCCTGCTGGAGTAGACAATGTTATTTCTGTTAATGACACTGTAGTTGTTTTAGATACCGTAACAGGTGGTGAAGCAAAGTGTCTTGTAACTGCTTCTGCTGTTGGTGCTGGTCCTAAGGCTATTACTGTAGAACCTTTTAACAACAAAGACTTAGAAGACGCAGCGAATGGATGTACTGTTGGTGCGCCTGGGCCTAATCAATTAAAAGTATTTGTATACGGTTCTGCTTATCAAAAAGGAACTTCTATGGTATCTGGTGGTACTGGATTAACTCAACCTAGAGTAAGTGTTGAGCCTCAGTTAACTCAATTTTCAAACACACCAATTATCATTAGAAGCCAGTACGTAGTATCTGGATCAGATATGGCTCAAATTGGATGGGTAGAAGTTGCAACTGAAGACGGTGCCTCTGGATATTTGTGGTATTTAAAAGCTGAGTCTGAAACAAGACTACGTTTTGAAGATTACCTAGAAATGTCTATGGTAGAAGGTGAGAAAAACGCAGGTATAAACGCTGCTACAGCTGCAAAATTAGCAGGTACTGAAGGTTTATTTGCTGCTGTTGAAGATCGAGGTAATGTTCAAGTAGGATTTACAGCTGCTGCTGGACTTGATGATTTTGATGCTATTTTGAAAAACTTAGATACTCAAGGTGCTATTGAAGAAAACATGCTTTTCTTACAAAGACAAACAGCTCTTGATTTTGATGATATGCTAGCTGCAATATCTGGTGGAACTGCCGGTGGTACTGCGTTTGGTTTATTTGAAAACTCTGAGGAAATGGCATTAAATCTTGGATTTAGTGGTTTCCGTAGAGGATCTTATGATTTCTACAAAACTGACTGGAAATACTTAAACGATGCTTCAACTCGCGGTGCTATCAGTGGAATTAATTCTATTGAAGGTATATTAATACCAGCTGGAACATCAACTGTTTATGACCAAGTTTTAGGAACTAACATCCGTAGACCTTTCTTACATGTGCGATACAGAGCTTCACAAAGCGATGATCGTCGTATGAAGTCTTGGTTGACTGGTTCTGCTGGTGGTGCATTTACATCTACATTAGACGCTATGGAAGTAAACTTCCTATCTGAAAGATGTTTAGTAACACAAGCTGCTAACAACTTTGTATTATTCAAAGGAGTGTAATT